CTAGCGGCTGACTGCTTCCACCTGCGTTTCTCCGATGATCTTGATTCCTTCTTTTTCCAGGAGTTCAGCGGTGACGCCATTTCCCCGGGTGAGGGTCCGGGTGAATGTGCCGTCGTATATTTTTCCGTGGCCGCAGGAGGGGCTTTTTTCTTTGAGGATGGCGCGTTTACAGCCGTAGAGTTTGGCCAGGCGCAGGGCTTGCCGGGCGCCCTGGTGGTATTGTTGGGTTACATTTTTTCCGTTGCAGGTGACGACCTGCTGGCCCTGGCGTTCTGCCGGGTCGCGGGGTGTGGCCAGACCGCCGGCTTGTTCAGGGCATATGGGGATGAGCAGGATGTCCTGGCGGTTCATGAGTTGTTGTATGGGTTCATAGGTTTTGCTTTGGCCGTCGTAGCGGCAGTTTTGGCCTAAGAGGCAGGCACTGATGAGTATTTTTTCCATTTTGTCTCCTTTGTCTTGATGGGTTGATTTTTATTTTATATATCAGAATTTGATTTTATATTACAGAATTATAATTTTCGGTTAATCATAAATTATTTTAGCGATTAACGCTTATATTTACGGCATATATCCGGGTTTTCCGATGAGGGAATTCTTCGTTTTTGTCGTAAAAGTTTTATTAAAATTCGATTAATTTTCGCATAGTGAAATTGCAAAAGCAAATTTCAAATACTATAATGTACTGGTAATTACGTTAGGGATTGCCATGGTGCAGTCCTGAAGGGAGTCTTGTGTACGATGAGAGAACGAAAAATAAAGAATACTGCTGATTTATTAGTCGAATGTCTGGAAGAAGAAGGCGTGCATTATATTTTCGGGATTCCTGGTGAAGAAAACCTGGCTATCATGGAAGCTTTGAAAAATTCAAAAATAGAATTCATTACGGTCCGTCATGAACAGGGAGCAGCGTTCATGGCTGATGTTTTCGGCCGTCTGACCGGCAAGTCCTGGGATTCGAACAGCTTCACGGCTTTTTCCGTGTAGTGCTGGCCTTCGTAATAGCCTACGGTTCTGCCGCCAGGCGTTTTCTTGACATGTCCGTTGTTCAACAGGTGATGGACCGGGTGCTTGTTCGTCAGCTCATAAGTCAGTTCCGAACCGTTATAGCCTTTTACCTTGTGCTTCCATCCCTTCTTCAACTTGCCCGTACTGCCTTCCGGGGTCTGGTTTACACATTCCTTCTTGAGCTTGTTGCCAATCGTGACCAGACCCTTTTCAGCGGTCCCAGGAAATTCCTCGATGGCGGAGAGCAGTTTGCCGGACAATTCATCTATTCCCCTGACATCCAGGTCACCCCTGCTCATTGTCCTGCCCCCTGATTTCTTCCGTACAGTACAATTCCAGAGATTCATGGCGCATGTACGGATCTACAATCGTATCGATGTCATACAGATGATTCTGATACTTCACCTTCATGTCATGAGTGATACCCGGGCGCCAGCGGATAGTGATCTTGCTGTACTCCGTATCCACCTTGCGCTCCATCTTGTAGAACACTTTGCCCCTGGCGGGCTCAATGGATGCCCAGCATCGATACACCACGACATCAGTCTGGGTGTCGAAACCGTATTCATCCGTTACCGTCTGCTTCCCCAGAATCTCAATTCGTTTGTTCAAAAGCCCGGTTTTCATAGGCATCCCCTTTCAAAAGCGGCTGCGCCGCACACCGAACAACAGCCACCGCAGCATTTTCAGCAGTCCGGAATAATCCGCTTCTTCCCGGTGCTCATACAAAAAGGCGGCGGCATACAGGATGGCTTCGTGGAATACGACCGGATTTTCTTCAGCATCCGCTTCCTCGCAGCGGGCCAGGTCCAGGCACAAGGCCTGGGCCGTTTCCAGGGATGACAGGATGACATCGTCATTCGATGTGTCATCCTCATCAATCCGCAGATATTCCCGGGCTTCTTCCAGGCTGACCAGCATGGCTTAGACCTTCGCTTTCACTTCGAGTGCCTTGACCGCTTCCTGAAGCATCAGCATACCATCGACGCGCTGGCTGGCGAGGAAACCAATCTGGCCGTTGGCTGCATACAGTTCGTTGAGGCGCTTGAAGGAGCGGGATTCCCTGTCGGCAATCCAGTAATAGCTGAAGTCGCCAAAGAGAACCGGACGATTGCCAGCCGCCAGTTCCGGTGCAAAAGAGGTACTGTAGCAGGGACGGTTCAGGATGGTATCCGGAGTTCCCGCCGTGACAGACGGCTGCCAGATGTAGTTTCCGTTGTTGTCCTTGACTTTACGCAATGCTTTGATGGTAGAATCGTTCAGGAGCCATACAGCCTTGCGGCGGTATGGGATGCGCAAAGAATGGTACAGATCTATGACATCATCAAAGGTAATAGAAGTCCCATTTGCCGTCACACCAAGTTCAGCCGACGGGAACACGCCGGTCGGCTTGTTCTTCCCATCGCCTGTGAGGAAGGCTTCTTCTTCCTTGGTACCGATACGGCGGGCAAATTCGCCGGCGATATAGCTTTCCAGGTCAAAGACGCTGTCGTTCAGGAGTTCTTCCGACACACGGATAGCCGTCCCCAGTTTGTATGCCCCTATGGACTGCTGGCCGAAGGTATCCTGGCTGTCCGGATACAGGCCGTTTTCTTCCATCCATGCGGCTTCCCCATGGCCTGTCACGACGGGAATCTTGCGGTCGCCGCTGGTATGAATGACCGTTGCCAGGCTGCGGAAGAAATTTTCTTCCTGGAGTTTGTCAATGAGCTGATGCTCGAATTCATCCGGCACCAGATAGCCGCCATCGGCATCCGTGCCAACACTCAGGGCATTCTGCACATCGATAAAGTTCTTATGACGGATGCTGTCCCAGAAGGCTTTCTTGTAAGCATTGGATGCGCGGCCTTTCTTTTCATTTTCCGTCTGAGGAGAACCCGGCTGTTCGGTAATGGGAACGCTCGTAGGCTTTGCCATTTCGGCATCCATACGCTGCTGACGTTCCAGACGGTCGATTTCTTTTCCCAAGTTCACTACATCCGCTTCCATCTTGTCATAACGGGCGGCATCTTCCGCAGAAATCATGCCGTTCTCATCACGTGCCGTATCCAGGAAGGCTTTCGCCGCATCCCAGAGGTTCTTGCGCTTTTCGCGCAGTGCTAAAATTGTATCCATAGTGTTTGTCCTCCTGTCAATGAATGAGCAGCGCCAGCCGTTTTTCCAAATCAGCGGCTGGCACTTTCTGTAAAGCTTTCTTCGGTTTTACTTTCTGTACAAAGGAATTCGTCACCGTAACCGGGCTGTACAGCATGGCTTCCGGCTGCTCCTCTCCTTCTTTCTGATCAAAAAGGATTTCATCCGCAAAGCCCAGCTCCACAGCTTTCCGTGCGTTGAGCCATGTCTCATCATCCATCATGTGCGAAATCTTCGTGCGGGCCAGGCCGCTCTTGATTTCATAGGCATTGATGATGCTCTCTTTGACCTCGCTCAGCATGCCGATGGTCTTTTCCATCTCGGCTTTGTCCCCGTAAGCCAGGGTCGCCGGATTGTGAATCATCAGGATAGCCACCGGCGACATACAGACTTTGGTACCGGCCATGGCAATGACCGAAGCTGCCGAAGCAGCCAGGCCATCAATCTTGACGGTGACGTTCCCCGGATACTCCATGAGCATGTTATAAATCTGGGCCGCGGCAAAGCAGTCGCCGCCCGGACTGTTGATCCAGAGGGTGATATCACCGCTGCTCGCGTTCAATTCGTCTTTGAACGCCTTCGGTGTCACTTCATCGCCCCACCAGGTTTCGTCTGAAATCTGGCCATCAAGATACAGCGTCCGTCCGCTGCCGAAGGCATCGGGTGCTTCATTAGTCACCCATCTCCAAAATTTATGTTTCATGTTCCACCTCCGCCCAAGCAAAAGAAAAGCACCTGACAGTTTTCACTGCTAGGTGCCAATATATTGAATAGAAATTTTTAATTATTGAACATGGACAAGGTTATGCTGTTTGGATAATTGTCAAACCACATATATTCTCCATGCCCCACACTGTACGCCCCGTATTGTCCAGCTTTTGGAACCCGATTAAATCCATACGCCGATTGGAATTCGTACGGTGCATTAGCACAGTCAAAGCCAGTCCTGTCAAAATGACGATTACCATTCTGATATATTTTAATAATCCAAACGCGCTGATGCCTCATGGTCAGTTCCAATCCCAGCTTCAGATATTGCCATGTGTCTAAATTTTTCCAAGGTTTCAGGTTCTGAATCTTATCTGGCTTACCATACTTAGCCAGCACTTCTTTTTCCGGCGTATCAAGGCCGATGCCGCCAACAGACTCATAATACTGTTCTTTTTTTGTTCTCATAAGTAGAGTACCTTGGCGCTCATCCATATTATCCCCATTTAGGATAACATGCGCATGATAACTGTCTTTTTGCAAATTTTCACCAATAATTGGCAAATCCCGATAGCCATCTGCTTCAATGATACGAATAATGCAACTGAAATTTGATCCACCACCAGCCGGGTGATATGCTCCTACAATGGCACAACCATTGACAGTATTACCTTGAAAATCCAAGACGACATTACCATCTGCATCATACCATTCTCCTTGAAGCTTAGACAAAATACGTGGTGTCGCATCATAGTATGCCATTACCACTGAGCTGAAACACCACATCATCAATGAAGCCACCAGCAAAACAAGCCCTTTCTTGCACCGTTTCATAACATCGCCTCCATAAAAGCATCATTTGATACTTCTATTATACAATGGCGCCTAGGAAACTCAATCTGATGACAAACCTTTATCGCCCTTAGCGAAGGCCCCTGCATCCTTAAGTTTGGTCATGCTGCCGTTTACCAGGTACAGGTTGCCGCCTTCCTCATCGGGTACGGGATTCATGTCTTCCATCTCCCGGATATCGTTGGCGGACAGCCAGCCGTTCTGCCGGCCGATGCTGTAGCCGGTCATGCGGCTCTCGTAATCGCCACGCATGAGGCCGTTCACGTTGAACTTCAGGAAATACTGCTTCTTCTCTTCTGGCAGGAACAGGGCTTTCTGCATGGCCTGCTCCCAACGGATGACCCAGGGGTCTAAGGTGTATTTCACAAATTCCATGGACTGCTGCTCGATATTATTGAAGGAACTTTTCTCCAGGTCGCCAATCATGTGCGGCGGGATGCGGTAGAGCCGGGCAATCTCATCCAGCTGGAACTTTCGTGTCTCCAGGAACTGTGCTTCTTCCGGCGGGATGCCGATTTGCTGGTACTTCATGTAGAGTAGGCAAGTGCCGCCGTGCATTGTTTCCAATGTCGGTTTGCACAAGCCTCTCCCCAAACCGTGCTTACACCTCTCGATGTACACGGCTTTCCATTTACACTATGACGAATGATGGATTTTCTTATGGCATTCTTTACAAACAACAAGTGTTTTCCGCTTTCTTGCAATCATCGCCATTTCCCATTGCTCCTTACCTTTGAGGTTTTTCATCTTGTTGATGTGATGAATTTCAAAAGCAATGCCATCACCTTCCGCACCGCATAATTCACATTTACAAGCCTTCAACCTGGCTTCAAGAGAATTTCTTGTGTTGAAATGGATATGGTTCTTCACCGTATCAATGCTTGGTTCGTCAAAGACAGTTCCTCGTTTGAAGTCCGAGAATTTCACAATCATCATGCGCTTTTTCTCTTTCTTCGTTTTATAAGGAATGCCCCACGACTTTCCGCACTTGAATATCCTCTTTATGCCTGATATTCTGGTTTTATGCTTCTTAGCAAGTGTTTTCAGACAGCTGTATTCCATCAGATAAACGAAATACGTCAGCTTTGAGAAATTACTGGCTATGCAGTAATAATTACAGATTCCACGAGTCTGCGAGTTATAGGTATCTACAATTTCAAGGTCAGTAAGACCCGCCATTGAGTTTCTTTGCCATGGGATGAGTTTGCCGTCCTTACCTTGAATGACAATCTCACGGTCGTACATGAACTTCTCAATCCGCTCCATGGGAATAAGCAATTCCACAGAGTTATTAAGCGTCCGCTGTAAAACCCCATTGGTTTTCCTTTTGGATTCCTGACATCTGCGCACGTTGATGTCATATCCGAGAAAATGAGCATTGCCGGAACTGTGCGTGATTTTTGTTTTCTCGTCAGACAATTCCAGTTTTAATCTTGTTGCCACAAACAACGTAAGCTCCTGCTTTATACGCTCCGCATCCTCACGGCTTCCGCTGACACCGATAATAAAATCATCAGCATAGCGTACATAGGCGATTTTCTTGTCGGAAGCGTCCTTGTATGGCAATCTGCGCTTTTCCACTTCAAGCTTATGAATCTGTTTTAACAGTTCTTTCTTTTCCGCTTCATCAACGCATTCGCCGTAACGCTTTTGCAATTTGACAATTCCTCTCACCTTTTTGCCGTATGCAGGTGTATAGGCATAATCAGCAGGCGCATTAAATTCTTTCTGCATGGCTTCTACTTTCTTGTCCAACTCATGCAGATATATATTTGCAAGAATCGGGGAAAGAATGCCGCCCTGCGGAGTTCCGCTGTATGTCTTGTGGTACTCCCAATTTTCCATGTAGCCCGCTTTCAGAAACTTTCCTATCAGATTTATGAACTTGCTGTCCTTAATCTTCTCAGAAAGCAGATTCAGCAGAACCGTGTGGTCAATGTTGTCAAAGCATCCCTTAATGTCTCCCTCGACAAACCATTTCGTACTGCGGAAAGAACGGCTGATTTCTTTCAGCGCTGAGTGACAGCTTCTATTCGGTCTGAATCCGTGCGAATGAGTACTGAAAACAGGCTCATAGATTACTTCAAGTATCTGCCGTATCGCATCCTGTATCAGTTTGTCTCTGAATGACGGAATACCTAATGGACGCATTTTTCCGTTGCGCTTAGGAATGTAGACACGTTTTACCGCTTTTGGCTCATAGGTTTGGTTTTTCAGTTCATCAATAATCTGATTCACATATTCCTTTCCAAAACCGTCAGCCGTATCATTGTCCACACCCTCAGTTCCTGCGCCCTTGTTTGCGTAAAGGTTCTTGTATGCGGTCATGTAAATATCCTCTCGCAAAAGATACCTATAGAGCCGCGTGTAGATACCGTCTGAATGCTCTTCAGAATTTCTGTACATTCGTTCTAAAATTTCAGATGTTGGTTTCATTGAGGTTTCTCCTCCCTTTCACCTTTCCTTTTAGAGTTGCATAAGCTGCGTTCCTTCGCCATGTAAGAGCTATTAACTCTCTCGGACTACTACGAACGCTCCGTACCCATGGGCGGTATTCAAGTCCTATAGACTATAGCCTTTCGGCATCCGCCTTTAGGGTATCCCCAGTTAGCGTCATTGCTTGGTATGCTCGAATTATCGGTTCCGCTTTAGACTCTTTAACACAGGTTCTCCTGCTCGTGCCGTGACATTCGCAATCATGCCGCCTTTGAAGGATGTAAAGACAGTCAGTCACGGAATGGGTAACAGGCTAATTTCCCAATTCCCCTCGGAAATGGACACTCAAGTCTCACGTTCAGTAGATACCTTAAACCTCATATCCGATTGTTGTGGCGGTTCAGTCGTACCCTTTAGCCTTTGAGTAACTTACCGCTTTCCTGTCGTGCTATGTTCCCGTATCAGCTTTCACTTTGCGGTAAGACAGGTCAACTCACCCATGATTGTGGGTGGTAGTACCAAACACTACTATCAATGACGCCCATCTGGGCGCACACCTTCTTCCAGCACAGCTACCTTGTGAGCATTGCCCGTCCCCCGGTAGACAGCATTCCACGAATCCCGGACTTTGGCCGGGTCCTTCAGAACGCCGGGATGTTCCAGCACCCCGCTGGGACTGGCTCCGTTGGCAAAGAAGGACGCACCGTATTCCTCGCAGGCCATGGTCATGCCCACGGCATTGCGGGCCATGGCAATGGGCGAATAGCCGACCAGACCGTCAAAACCAAGGCCGGGGATATGCAGCACATCTTCCTTCTGCAGGGCCACCTGCCCGTACGGCTTGATGTTCGGATTCTCATCACCCGTCTTGGTATACAGATAGAATATCTTTCCCCGGTCATCCCGGCAGACAGTCATCTTGTCCGGCCGAAGCGGATAGAGTCCCTGCACCCGTCCCAGGCGGTCACGGATGATCTGGGCGTAGGCATTGCCCCAGATGAGCAGATGGCTCATGAGCGTTTCCCGGAAGATGAACGAGGTCATCTCCGGGTTCGGCTCATCATGGAGCAGATGGTACAGCGGATGGTCATAGACCCGCTCCTTGCCGCCCGGCGTGTACCGGTAGAGCTGCAGCGGCAAGGCTGCCAGGGTTTCTGACAAGATGCGGACACAGGCATATACCGCCGTCGTCTGCATAGCCGTGAATTCATTAACATTTTTACCGCTGGTCGACGGCCCAAAGAAATAGCGGAAATCCGTGCCGATGTAATAGTCTTTCGGCTTATCCCGTGTCTGGAACAGTTTCGATAAGAATGGGATGTGCAT